CTTGTTAACTCTGCCTTTGTTGTTGTGTCAATTTCAACACCTATATAAGCATCATTTTGTGTGCTAATTGGGTTTTCTGCATTTTGCCAATTTAATAAAGTATATACCTGTCTTTGTAGTGTTATTGATGTAACTACATTGTTTACTTTTATAAATCTTGTCACATTACCTGATAATGGACTGCTAAATGTACCATCTACTAAATCCCAATTTCTGAAAAATATAGGAGGCATCTTAAAACTGTATTTTATTACAGTTTCTTTAAACTCTTTTTCCCAGCTTGTAAGTGCATCAGCATTAATAAGCTTTGTTACTTCATTTAATCCTATATCAATGGCAAAAGACTGATTTAAATGATTTTCTTGATATGTTCCTGATGCATTGCGTCTATTACCATCCAAATCATTTGCAATCCTGTCATTAGTTTGTATAATATACCATGCACCTCGTGCTTGAAATAGATTACATCCAAAAGCCTGCATTATTTTTGACAAAACAGTATAGGCATCATCAAACTCACGAGGGCCACGCAAAAAGGTATGTGATGTAATATAGGAATAATAAAAAGCATCGTTATCTAATGTAGTTCTTGCAAAGCCAGCAGGGAACATATTTATAAAGCTGTAAAAATCTAAGCCTAAGCCTGTCTTATCTAAGGCATAAGCAATAAAATCCTTGACCCGATAAAGACCCCATAATTGATTGCCTGACAAATCAGAAACATCTATACTTTTTGCCAAACTCAATCCATCAGATGCAGAAAGTTCAATAATTACAGGTGTATCTAAAAACTCTTCTGTAATGTAGTCATTATCCAACCATCCTACCCATTCAACGGTATTATTTACATAAATCTTTACTTTATATTGAGTATCAGATGTAATGAGAAAATCCGTTGTGTCTACATTTGTAGATAATATTCTAATCCTTACTTTACTTTCCCTTATGCCTGTCATTTTATCAAACTCACCATTAGGGTAAGTAATTTCCACAGGTGTAGTGCCTGCACCAATTAAATTAGTTACAGATCCTGCAAATCCATCCTCCTCAATATCTAATTTAATTAACCTGCTTTTGACAGTATCAAATTCTATGCGATATTTTGTATTATATGCCATTTATCCAGTTGTACCTCTACCTATAATAAAACCTAATGTATCACCCCTAATAACTCCTTTTTGCACTACATCTACAGCCTGCCCGCCAACACCCGGGGCTAAGGCGTTTGCTATAGATTTTACTATTGTCATTTGTATTACAGCTTTTATAAGATCCAAAACTAATCTTTTTATTGAATCGCTCAAAGCTTTAAAAGCATCTTGCCCATCTGCTATTGCTTCAAAAACAGATCCAAAAGCATTTGTTAAACCGCCTTCAATAGTTTGCCTTAATGTATCAAAAATCTCCTTTTGTTCTTTTAATTTTGAAAATTGATCTAATAATCCATTTAGTTGCGCACCAAGTACTTGTATTCCCAAATCCTGATCAGTCCAGCCTTTTGATCTTAATTCTTGTATTGTATTTCCTATTAAATCTATTTTACTTTTAAGTATATCTAAACTTCCTCTTGTTTTATTGAAATTTAATTTATCTGCCTGTAAAGTATATTTTTGCCAAATGTCAGCAATTTCTTGCTGCCTTTTTCTGATTTCTCTTAAACCTACTTCAGCTTTTAAATTATTTAAAGTATTTTGTAATTCTTGGTATTGCGCTGTATTTTCTTGTCCCGCCTTTTTAAGTTCAATTAATGCATCAATAGTTAAATTAATTCTTGAGTTTAATTGATCTTGTCCAGTAATAGATTGCTTAATGTCAAGTTCCGCAATGCCTTCCTTATATTTTTGTATAAATACCTGTAACTTTTTTAACTCTTCAGCTTGTAAAAACTGTTTAAATTTTTTCTCAAATTCATCGTAATTACCTGATACTTCTTTCCATGCTGATGAAGTTTCTTTTACACCCGCTAAATATAAAGTGCGTAATGTTTCACCCGCTAATTCTAATCTTTTCTTTGTGCCGTCAATGCCTCTGTTTTGTTCATCCCAATTGATGCCGGATAATTCTTTTCTATAATTTTTTAGTTCTTCTGTTAAATCAAATGCTGACTTGGTTGTTTTTTTTATTGCTTTATTTGGCTTATTTGTTGTTGTAACCCCGTCAATTTTATCTAACTGAGAAAGTAAATTTTGCAAATTAGCATTAGATGCAGCTAAAGCATTATTATATACATTCTGATTTTGAATAGCACTTGTAACCTTTGTTTGTGCATTATATTTGCCTACAGATTGCGTTAATTGTATCCACAATCCTGTTAATGGGCCAAGAGCTTGTCCTGCTGCTAATCTTGCAGAAGCTTGTAATGCAATACTTTGGTTTACAACTTGTTTTGCATACTCCTCAGCAGATTTTGCCGCCAATGCCAGCCCTTTTGCTTCTTCTTGTTTTATTTGAGTATATAAAATACCTATTTGTGCTGCATTCTTTTGGAAATCACTTACATTTTTTATCTGTAATCCATAAGCAGAAAGGCTTTGGTTTACTTCATTTAATGCAGTTTTTTGTTGGTCATAAGTTGAATTACCGCTTGTTATAACATTTGATAATCTCTCAAATTCTAATTGTGCTTTTTTAAATGATTCAGCTGTTGAGCCTGCAATATCCTGCAATGCTTTTTCTGATTCAGAAACTCCATTGATGAAATCAGCTATTTTAGGCCCAAATGCAATTAAAGCACTTGTAACAGCAGAAATAGCAATAGCAATACCAGCAGGGCCTGATAAAGATGCTGCTAATGCTTTAAAAGCCGCTCCGCTTGAGCCTGTTTCTCTTTTTAACGATTGAAATGACGTTATAAGTGGATCTATATTATTTGCAATACCAATAAGGCCAAATGGCGCATCTTGAACAACTCTACCAAAATTTACTAATGCAATATTTGCCTTACCTGTTTCATTTGTAAGGCTTTTCATTCCGGATGTTCCTACATTTGCCGCTGTTTCTGTAGTCTTATTTAAAGATGCATTTAATGTGTTTAAAGATGTAACAGCCGACTGAACATCCGCACCAATCTTAATCTTGAGACCCTCTTCTGCCATTTTCTTTAATCCGTTTTAATTTTTCCATCAATCTTTTTTCCCGGCTGTTCTCTTCAAAAGTATCCTCCGGCAATGGCCAATATGTTTTAAAAAATTGGCCCATATTCATCGGTTTGCTAAGGTGTGGGGCTAACATAAAATAAGCTTGCCGCCTTGCTATCTCGTGATGATCTATGAGCCTTTTGTTATACCCTTCAATGAACTGATAAAAGTCGTTTGGCTTCATCCACAAATACTCATCAGGCTTTAATCCTGCTGCGTAGGCTGTAACTCTTGTATTGTGCCAATCAGTTCCTTTTTTTTTATTTCCTCTATTTCCTCAACGGCAGCTTTTACATCCTCCGCTTTTTTCTTAATAGCCTGGCAGTTGTTGAAATCCTCAATAACTTTTACAAGTTCATTCACATCCTCTTTATCCATCATTTTGCTCTCAACATAATCATATATTTCCTCGAATGTTACAGGGTAAGGCAATTGCTTTACCTCGTAATAATTGACCATGCCGGCATAAATGATTTTAGCCATTTGTAAAGAACTATAATAAGAAAGGCCGTTATTTTTTTCGGCCTCTCCTAAGAATATCTCCACACTAAGCATCCCAAAACGGAGGCTTATTTCTTTATTGTTTATTTTCATGTTATGGTGTTATGTCAATTGAACCAGTTAACTGAAATGATGCAGTAAATGTAACAGCACCTTCAGCAGGCGAAGTTATGCCAAATTCAGTCATATAACCAGTCCCTTGAACATAAAAATTAGTTCCTGCACCTTCAGGATCTTCATATTTAATAGCCAATAGAGTATTTCCTTGAAACCATCCTAAAAGCATTTCTACGCTTACCTGTCCTGCTGATGGTGATGTTTCGGCTACACCTTCAACAGAAAAAGTAACCGTTGGTGATGAAACAGATGTAATTGTATTACATTTAGTTACGGCAGTTGTTACAGATGCAGAACCTGAAAGTGATGATGTAGTTTCGCAAACCACATTTAAATAATCACCTGTACCTGAACTTTCTTTAAGTTGTAAACTTACAGATGTACCTTGAATTTGTCCCATTTTATTTTTCTATTATTAATTGAGTGAATCTTGTTAACCTTCTTACTATCTTTTTTGTGCCTGTATCAATAATCGGAACGTGCTGAGTACTTGCCTTTCTCACATCCACAATCTGAAAATCAGCATTCTCGATTAATGATGTACTGCCTACCGAAGGTATAATTACAGCCAATATTTTTGCAGTAATACTGTCAACTATCTGTTTTACCAAATCCACCCTCCAATTATTTTGACTTACCACATCAATAAGCACCTCGACATCATTCATAAATTTACCTTTATTTGGTAATTCTGCATCTGTAATAGTTGAAATAATAATATAGTAATCACCGCCTGTTTCATCCGCCTCCTCATCATAAACAGGTATCGTTGAGCCATTGTAGGTTATCGCACCATCCAATGCGTTAAAATATGCGTCTTTTATAAATTTTACCGGGTCTTTCATAAATCAGAAATTACCTTTTTTACTCTTTCAACCAATTGGTTTCTTTTCTTTAAATACGGATCAAAAAAATATGGGCGAGGCTCAGATCCGTTTTTAATCTTATTTAAAGCTGCAATAAATGCCAGCTTTTCATTATATCCTTTTCGTTTTAGCCATTGCCTCATCTTTATAACAAACTCAGCAAAAGTGCCTCTTTTTTTGCCTCTAAATTGCGCAGCAAAATTGGCGACCTCAGCAGGAACCTTAACCTTTGCTCCCGTGCCAAATTCAATAAATGGTGCATAAAAAACATTACTTATTAATTCAACACCATTAGCATTAGGAACGGCTTTTGTATTTTGTTGTAATGCACCTAAATCCTGTATTTTTTGTTGACTAATCAAAGCCAATTGTGCTGCATTCACCTCATTACCCCAAGCCTGAATTTCGCCAACAACCTCCTCCTGAACATCATTTGGCAGTTCTTTAATACGTGCTTTTAGTTTTTCTAATCCTTCAATTTCAAAACTAAATTTAGCCATTATGCGATATCTTGAGAATTTGCAACAATTCGCCAATATTTACCTTCAGGATTGTTTTGCAATTGGCTTGCAAACTTGTTTTCTGCTCTCACACGATCCACACGCTCAATACTTTGTATTGAATAAAACCTATTACTATACTCAATCATGCACCTCACATCAATAAGCAAAGCAGAATCATAACGTATTAAAAACTCATAAGATGTTTTAAAATTAGCCTTGTTAGCATCAAACCCCCTTGACTGGCTAATAGTATTAATTTGCGCCCAAATGTTTGCAAGTTCATCACTTGTAACATCAGGCCCATCCACACCATTAGACTGCCCAACCACCACAATTTTTACCTTTCTTGCAACACCTATACCCATGTCAACACCTTTAAAGTTTTGGCATTACTCATTAACTCAGTAGGCATCTCATCAGTATCATCACCCCTATTTTCGTACATCCACAATAAAACCCGTTTTAAATCTGTTTTAAGGCCTAAATCTGCATTTGCTGTTGTTGTGTAGGTTATTTCATAAGTGCCTATAAATTGCGTCCTAAAATGCTTGTCATTGTATCCTATTATCTGATATTCATCAGGATCTAACGTTTCCCAGTCATTTACACCTGTATCTACAATTTGACCCTGTAAATATTTAACAGCACTAACATTTGATACAGGCCCATAAGGTAATAAAAATGAATTTTCTATATACCCGGTCAAAACTATGCTTTTTGCAACCATTGACCGCAAAGAAAAAGCTTCTATTTGCTTTCTTGCAACGGTAATAAGATCGGTTATTATCGCATCATCATCCTCAGTCGTAACCCTTAACCAATCCTTTGCCGTTTCAAGGCTAATAGGCTCTGATCCATCAGTAACCTTAATTTCGTATATGTTATTCATACCTACCAAAGTTAAATTATAGTTGACCCAAAGCCTTTTAATTTGTCAACCAAAAGTATTACATTTGTTTTTTTATATCAATGGTTCAGGTTTTCGCCGCTTATTTCTATAGGCGGCTTTTTAATTACATATAAATTGTTCTAATTCTTTCCATTTAGGCAAATGCTGCTCTGCTCGCTTCAACCCTTTTTTAGACCATTTTTTATAATATGCTGCATCTGTCATTAATTTATTAATCTCATCAGCCCATTTATCTATTGCTTTTCTATTTAAGCATATGCCTCCATCCGCTACATTCTCAAGTAATCCGGGTGTTGGGTTATATATTACAGGAATGCCATTTATTAACCCCTCACCCGCTACCATCCCCCAGCTTTCATAATGCGAAGGGACTAATAAAATCTTTGTCATTTTATAAACTTCTCTAATATCAGGTGTATTTGGTATTATTTTGACATTTGGGTAATTCTCAACATGCTGCCCATCGTAACTGCCTTTTACACCTAAAAATTGATATTGCGGCAGCCTTTTTGCAAGTGCATAAAAATATAAACTTCCTTTATTTTGATTCAAATTTATTAAAGTAATATACTTCCTATCCTTATCATCCGTTTTTACCCATTCATCAATTGGCGGAGGAAATACAATACTTTCCCACTTGTAATCTAATGCTTTTTTACACCACTCAGAATTATAAACCACTTTTACAGGTATGGGTGAATCAATTACAGATGGATACGGTGTATCGTTGTGAACAATATGTACCATTGGTTTGTTATATCTTGCGCATGCATGAGTAGTCCATTTATTGTAATCTAAATGTGAAATAACTACATCCGCCCAAGTAAAAAGCCTGTCTATAATGTATTCATCAGGAGGAAAAACATCCACGCCCTCGTACTCGTACATCTCAGTTATTTTGTACTGATTAGCCTGATGTAATAAGATTTTAATGTCATGACCTTGGCTTTTTAAATACCTGTTTATATTTCTTGCCATTGCCTCGGCTCCGCTGCCATGCCTCGGGAAATATAGGTGAATGCTCCATAAAATGTTCATATTACTAACCAGTTTTGGTGATAAATATCTTTTGCAGAAATATCTACATTTGGCCCAAACCAACGCTCAGGCGCAATGACTATCTTATCAGGTTGATTAGCTAATAATGCCGCCATTGCAGAAAAGCTACTGTTTGCAATAATAAAATGTTTGCATCGCTTCATTAGCCTAAAATCATATAAATAATTGCCGCTAATATATTCGCCATCAATGCCAATCCTATCCTTTGCAAACTCAATATCATCACTAAAAATAATATATTTTGTGCTCGATGGCATCATGCTAATGGCTTTCTGATAATAATCTTTGCTGCATCTTGGATGATAAGCATTTGGATCATCTATGTAATCACCAGCCCTTACATGGATAGCGCAATAATCATTTTGATCTGGTTCATCCTTCAATGTAAAATAATGCCTTACTTCATCAATGCAATGTTCAAAAAACTTAGGGCTTTGCAGGTGTGCATTTATTGACCAATCACCTTTATTTAATTTTACATCCTTATATCCCCAAAAATAACCGTATTCCTGCCATATTCTGCCATCAGGTAATATAGGTAGTGGATTTACAAAATAATGGCTAAAATTGTCTCTATTGCCTCCAAAAAGCACATTATCATGATTTACCCATTTAGGAAAAGCAAAATCCATGTTGTTTGCCCTTGCTATGCCTATGCACCCAGCAATAGTCCACATCTGATTGCCAAACCTACCCAGGCCACCCGTGCCTATACTTAAACTTGTTACCATTCCTCATTCCTTTTGCGATGATGGTGAAATATTACAGGGTAGTTATCATCTTGAAACTGCTGATCTTTATCGTATATAAATTGCCCGCCGTTATAGTGTGCAGGCCACCAATGTAGTATTATTCCGTGTTTATAAGCCAAACAGGTTAATATTGCCTGATCATGCCTATGTTCTTGAAATGTAGGGTAATTGTAATCCGTACTTAATGAATCATCAATAAATCCATCTAATTGGCAATACTTAAGCCATTGAGCAATAAATAACCTTGCCGATTTGGTGTTTCTTATAAAGATTGCTGATGCCTGAATCTGCCTGTTATCTTTGTTATATTTTGCTTGCCAATTCGGATAAATTCCGTTCATTACGCTCATTTTACACCAATCCAAATGCTTATAGTTATTGCCAAACAAAAACACATCACTATCCATTTTATCAATAATTATATTTAAATCATTGACTATCTCAACCCCTGCATCAGTATAAAGTAATATATCACCATCACTCAACCTGCATAAATTATTGTAAATAATGTACGGCTTCCATAACCAATATCCGGCTCCTCTTTTCTGATCCAATACATCCTTATTTAAATTATAAAACAAAGGATCATAACACCTTTCATTAAACATAATCGAATGATGCGCACCATGTTTTAAAGCACTATCCCTGCAAAGTATCGCACTTTGTGACATATTGCTATCAGCAAAAGTTATATGCACAATTCTCATATTAATTTGCTTTGTGTATGATGTATTCCGTAATCCGTTTCAGTCTGCCATAAATCAGAATAGCCTGGCCGCTGTGTTGTAACAAATGGCTTACAAATATATGCTTTTAAATTAGGCTGTATTTCACGTAAAAGGAAATCATCATAAATACCGCTTTTCATTGGATCAAACCGCTCAAGTATATACTTTGCCGCCTGTGGTGTATATATAACCGTGTGCGTTGTGTGCGTATGTTTACACCGCCACCAATGCTCTTCAACGTGTTTCAATGGCCTTAGAACATGGCCACTCAAATAAAGCATATCCCAATCATCAGGAGCCGTTTTAATGATGTGTTTATACATATCATTTATAAATACAACATCATCCTCAAAAACTACTGTATTTTCGGTAATCGTTTTTAATATTGCCTGCTGAGATAAATTAAAAGACAAAAACCGATCTATATGCTCGATGGCATAAAACCGCTCCACATCAATGCCCTGCTGTTTAAATTCTTTTTCGGCTAACTTCCATCTATCGTTGCGGCTGGCTAAACTAAGACAAACGGCTCTCATTTGTCAAATATACAAAAAGCCCTCCAAAAGTGGAGGGCCGTAATTGTGAACCAACCTATGTACAACAAACCGATTAAGCAGTTCCGGTAGTTCCGTAAACAGCCGCTTTTGGTTGGAAGCTGAGTAGCTCAATGCGAGCCTCGGCACGGTAAGTGATAAGATTCTTTTGGAAATCTTTGTCATCAAACTCGGTGCTGCGTACGCTAAGAGCAGAAGCCTGAGCGATACCGAAAGCATCTGTATTCAGAACATAGAAACGTGATCCGGTTACTTGAGAATGAGGAACAACAGGTACACCAACAATACGAGTTTCTCCGTTTGCTCCGATTGTAACGCCACCTGGGATGCTGTAATCACCTGGCTTAGTTTTCATTAAAGTAGCCCAAGATGCATGAGTAGTCAGGATCAAATTAGGTTGACCAAGACCGAGCGCACCGTGTTGAGCAACACCATCAATCATTTTCTCTGCGTTAACAGTAGCAGCAGAAGAAAGGGCTGTTGAGCCTGATGCGATTGTGTTGAGGAAACGAGTGTTAACCGCTCTGTTCCAATCTTCAACAAGCGACTGAGAAAGGTAAGCTTGTAAGAATGGAAGATCCTGTAACATTTGGCGGCTAACTTTAGAGAAACCAGCAATAAAAGGAACTGCAACGTTCACCATTGTGATGTTGTAGTCAATTTGAGCCTTACTGTTAGCTTCAGTTTGCGCACCAAAAGATCCTTCACTTACTGTATCAGAAGCACGAGGAAAAGTTACGTTACCTGTAGCAGTAGGGATGATACGAAAAACATCATAAAGATGAGGATTGAAGAAAGAACGCATGATAGAGTTAGGAACGTAGCTGATCTGAGAAGTACCAGTAAGATTGCTGGTAAGGCTCATATCTTTTACATCCTTAGTAGCTGTGAATGCTGTTTCAGATTTGATCTTGTCAAAATTCTCAGCAACAATATCCATAATCGCTGATTTGAATTTGTCAGAATTTGACCAATCTTTTTTAGCTTCTGTTTCAACACCTGATTTCAAACGATTAGCAGCAGCAGCAAACTCTTTTACTTTGTCGCTCAATTCGCCAATTGTTTGATTTTTCTTTTGTGCATCTTCGTTGAGTTGCGCAATGTCAGCCGCTAATTTAGCGTCTACTGATTTGATTTCTGATTTGATGCCATCCACCAAAGGATTCAAAGCATCGAGGATTTCATTTGCCATTTTTTGTTATTTGTAAAATTTTAGTAATTGTATATCTATTGCAGATTTCAGATCGTTTAAACTAGGTGCAGTTTCCTGCGGCTCAGTTTCTTTTTGTGCAGTCTCCTGCGGCAAAAATAGATTAGAAACCTCTTGCAATTCGTTTATAAGTAAAGATTCATTTTCGCCTGTGTATTTGCCTTCTTTCAGCTTTTTAATGACCCAAGCCATATAATCAATAGCCGTTTCCTTCTTTTGCTCTAAAAAGCTTTTAACCACCTCGAAAGTTGGTGTGTTTGGATTTGCGCCCCAAAGAACAGCAGAACCCTCCCAAAGTGCCACCTGTGTGATTATGTTATGATCTACAGCCTTAGATTGATTTAATGTGGTAAAGCCAACAGAATGCTGGGTAATATCCCCACGCTCATATAAAGGCCATGCAACCTCTTTCCAAAGGAACATATCTCGGTAACTATTTTCACCAACGATATATTTGCCTTCTTTATATAGCTTTTGAAATTTGCCTAAGCTGCTTTCAAGTTTACGCTCATGGTTTACCAAATGCCAAATCTCATTAGATCCATTCGGGCCACGTTCTGCAATTGTTTTGTCAAATGCAGACTTATCAAATACATCACCATCCCTGTCAATGCTTTCCATTTCAGCAATGGCAACCTTTACGCTGCGTTTGGATGTATCCACATCCAATGCCTTTAAATCGTAAACCTTATGCTGTATTGCCATGCTTTTTTTATTTTGCCAGTAACTCAAACAAACTGCGTATCTCTGATCATTTTCTCCGAATTCGCCCACCATTTCACTATCACCCATGCACCTATCTAAAAACTGATCTCTGCTTTCGTTTGCTCTCGGACTTGGCATATTAACAAAATTGAAATATAAAAACTATACAAAAGTAAATAATTGTCAACTATCTAAAAGTAATACTTTGCTTTCTTATTAACCTGCCGTTTGCATCTCGTTTATTAACTATTGCAAAAGTGCAACGGCACCGTATCACATCGGCCGCTCCTGCCTGTGGATCATGTGGATGTTCTAATTCTGTTCCCGATTTGCGATCTACAAACTTAGCATTAAAATCTACCGTTTGCCCATCCAAATGCCAATGATCAGCTTTATCCTTTTGACCATTGATAGGGTTTCCCCTTGTCCGGTTATCTTTTGCGGCAACCCACATCTTTTGTTTTTCAAATGGTGATTTGTCAGCACCAACAAACGTACCGGCATGAATAGCCCTGCCAACCTCAGTACGTGCAATCATGTCCGCCCTGTTCCTATTTAGCCCCGGCACTATTTGACTGATATATTGTGCATAATCAGAATAGCCCCATCCCTCACGATTCCCACGCTCCAATATATCGAGCATCATTGTACGGCTGGTTTTTACAATTTGCAGCACCCCGTTATTATAAAAGTTTGTGCCTAAGTAATCCATTATCAATTGTATCCACTCCTCCGATGTGTTAAACTGCTTTTCCTTTCTTAGCGTGTTGTAATTAGTACGTGCATATCTTACACCAACCTCCCTAATTATTTGGCTCATTACCCGGCTTATGCCATCGCTAAAAAGCAGCCCGTTTATATATTTTCTTGCAGCCTGTTCGCTTTCCCGTAATGCATCCTGAAAGCCTCGCATATCGGACTGCAAAGCATTATAAAAGCTTCTTTGATACTTGTTGATGTATTTAACGGCTTTGTTCCTCTCCCTGTTCCAATATATTCGCCTTTGTCTCGCCGTCATATTTTGAGATGAAGTTTATCAATTCTTTTGTAAAATGGCCACGTTTTATAATCAATTTGCCATATTCGTTAATACACTTTTTCTCTTTCTCAGTCTCAGGATATTTCCGCTTTGCAATGCTTTGACAATACTTTTTAATTTCTATTGTTTGTGACATTGTGTTGTATAAACTTATAAAATTTTATTGCCTCTGCATTAATTAGTGCCTCAAATATACAAACGTTCACAAATTGCCATCCGTAATCCTTAAGCCATATAATCGTTATATTCTCCGCTTTCATCATGGCTCCCCGATTCGTTTGGTACATCAATATCCTCAATAAGTCCGTAATTGCCTGTGATCAAATACTTACTATGCATTTGCTCCGTTGTTGGCTCAAAGCCTAACAATTGCCTGTACTCATTGCCTGTGATTGCGCCCCTGTCAAACATACCGTTGTAAACCGTTGACATTTTGCTGTAATCATCCTGCAACTCAGGTATTGCACTAAAATCAAAATCCAAATATTCACGGCTTTTAAATGCTGGCACTAAGACTCTGTTAAATTCATCCCTTAAGCTGTTGCACATTGGCATGATAAGATCCGTAACAAATTTCTTTTGCGCCCATTCTTTATTGCTGAATGATTGACCAGGTACTAAGATATCAGGATCTACACCTAATGCCATTGCAATCCGCTCCATTGTTTTATCCTGACTATCCAATAACTGCATATCTACCGAATCCTTACCGATATCCAAATAAGCCCATTTACCTTGCAACGTAGCTACAGCCGCCTTCATCGCTGTATTATTGATCTTGTTATCTATAACTGATTTAAGCTGCCCGGCTTGCTCAGGGCTTAAATTATCCAAAGTTTCATTTGTCAGCACACCCTTAGCACCGCCGTTCTGAAACATTGCAACCGCCGCCTCCATTGCATCATTATCCTGTTGCAGCCTTCTTTTTAACGGGATAAGTGGATTAAACCCACGCAAATGGCTGCGATCTACAGCATCAAAATTTGGATTAAATGTTTTCCAATGGATAATATCAGTCTTTGCAATTGGTATAAATTTACCGCCCAAGTCTATCAAATAGCCTGTAACACCATACAAATCCTGTGGATCAGGTACTATCTCAACTTTTGCCGGAGGCAAAATATACATCTCAAGCACCTCCCCGTTTTCAATGCCACCTCTATTTAACCAAATAAAACACTCACCAAACAAAGCATAAAACGAAAACAAACCCTCATAAAAGCTATCAGCACCCTGCGAAGGATTTGGGTTATTAATGAGATTAGATAAAGCTGTATTGTTTGCCATCTCATCTAATGCCTTTACCTTATCCAATTGATAACGTTGCACGTTATTAATCGGGCTGTGTTTGTATTTCTTTAAAGCTGTTTGATTCTTAGGCAGATAAGCATAAAGAGGCACGTTTGATGCCTTCTTAGCTATCTTTTTAATAACTGTGAAAACAGTATCATTGTTGGTATATGCATTTGCGTCTTTATCCCACCTGAAAAAGTTTACATGATTGCCAATGTAAATATTTGGGAATGACATCGCTTTGGTTTTAATCTTTTCGATGCCTAAAAATTTTGTAATCCAACTCATTAGAATGCTACCCAGCTGGGTGATTTTGATGTTAATTTTGTAAAGATAGCATAACGCATGGCATCCAGTAAGTGATCATGTTCTTTTACAGGTGATTCGTCCGATGCTATATTGCCATCCTTATCCGTTTTCCATTTGTACGATTGCAACTCCGCTTTTAGATTATTGCTATTGTGTACAATATGCAAAGGATGTGACTTAACCTTCATGATGCCGGCCCATACATCTTTGTCAGCAGGCTTACAATTAAATCCGTTTCTGCTTAACTCCTCAATCGTTTTCGGCTCCGCTGCATCACAAAAGATTTCATCACTCCTCATCAAATTTAACGCCTTTAATTTAATCACTAAGTCAGAAATTGTCAACTTAGGCTCATAAAGTAATTCCTGCACGTAATTAGAGCCTTCATGATGCTCTATCTTTACTAGTGCTGTAGGTACGGTATAACCGAAATCTAATCCGTAAAATACTTGACCTTTGTTAGGCAATTCGCTAACCACTTTCCAATTTGTGTAAATAAGTTCCTTACTTGCTCCCCTTTGCCCTAAGCCGTACACTTTCCACATGAAATCATCCGGCAAATCTTTGTAGCTTTCTATGTAATCAATTTGCTGCTGGCTTAGATTATGAATATTGTCTTTGTATGTTGAATGAATCTTTTTGTTTTTCGGGTTGTCAGCAATATCATAAACCCAACTATTAAACTCAGCAGGGTTCCAATCCATAAAAATAGTCCCTGTTGTACGCATTGCCAATTGGTCAAACAAAAGCTTATTTATCAAATTAGCCTCATTTATAAACAGCACATCCCTACCGGGGCCGCGTGCTTTGCCTTCATCCTCAAGGCCGAAAAGTTCTATATATGAGCCGTTAGGAAACGAATAAACAAAATCAGTCCACCTCATCCAGTCATCGTACCAATTGCCTGTTTCTTTTAACACTTGCTGTAAATCCCTAAATGCACCACGTTTAATATGAGGCAAAGAATGCGAAACAACCGAAATGCGTTTGTTCGCTTCGGTTGTTGCAATGCTTACAAGTATTTGAATCGTTGAGTAAGATTTGCCGGAACGGCTTCCGCCTTCATTGCATATTATCTGCCAGCCATCTTTATAAGCCTGATGGGTCTGCCATATTACTTCGCTCGGTATCGCCATTTTTGCTTATAATAACAGGTTTTAATTGCGGAATATTTAAAGCACCTTCAATGTTTAAATTTTGCTTTGTTTTTCCATACGCTCTCTCAAGTAATACTTCTGCTGCCCTTACATCGCCTTTTAAAGCCTTTGTTTTTAATGCTTCAAGTATATTTTTTGCATCACTTAATCCGCTTTCCTCTTCACCTAAAACATCAGCCAACAAAATATCTATTTCCGGTAATTTCTTTTTTCGGCCAACATTTACCGTGTTACCTGACTTTAATTTGCCGCCATTTCTACCTTCACGCATAACGAGTTATTTACGGGAAATTAGTAAGTTTTATTATAAATCCGTTTTATATTTTTAACCTCATAAATCAAATCACTGTCTTTCCTCCTTAGATACATTCGCCTTATTACTTGGTAAACTGTCTTTCCGTATGCATAACATGGCAATGTATCCCTTATTGCTACCCTTTCAATATTAAACTCATTAAACAATACCCAAATGTAAAGATATCGTGCTTTGTCGTAATCTCTGTCTTTTATAGTCAACTCACGAAATTTTGGGGTTAGCATTTCCTTCTCAATAATTGCAGCCACTTTATTGATTAGGATATTTTGCATTACCCAAATATTGTTTTCGGCAATTCGTCAAAAACCGTAAGCATAACCAAAATTAGCAAAATGTGGCAAAAAAGCAAATTTTGAACCAAGACAGACAATTTCCCACTTTCCCGTATTTTTTCGCCTACTTATATATAATATATAATACACATATATATTATATATATTTTTTTATTTTTATATTTATAACTAAAAAGAAGTAGGAAAGTAGGAATATAGATATAACAGCATTGATTTTCAATTAGTTAATGTTCCAAAGTCAAAGTCGGAATTAAAAAATAAAATTAGGAAAGTAGGAAACGTTAACTTTTTACAAAGCTTTATTTTTCCTACTTCCCACTTTTAAAATGGTGTTTCCTCACTTTCATCTAATTGATTTGGGAATGAATTATTTTGATCAGGCCATGATATAAACCTGTAGAATCTGCCAGTTTCAGCACCTTTTTTATAACTTAGATCCACTTCAACATCTCTAACATGTGACCATTTTTTGATCCATTTAGTCAAAGTTGTTTGTGTTATTTTGTTGTTATTACATACCTTATGAATTAATTCTAAAACATCCTGTTTTGACTTTGTAATATAATAATCGGCATTATTAGCATTCTTTTTAAACATAGACATATTAACGGCATTAACCGTTAAACCTCCATTCTTTTCAGATCTTTCATTTTTAAGTACCTGAGGAGCAAACAAAAAGAAATTACTTTGCAGCTGGTCATCCATCCATTCAACAAATCCCCTGTCAGTATCGTTAATCAGATTGCGATCTATTGAGTTTGAAGTCCTTACAGTTATTTTTCCGCGATCCTGTAGGCTTAAATATTTTTGCGCACATGAGATCATAAAGTTGTCAAATTTTGACCATTCTACAGCATCCCAGTCAATAAAGAAGGCCCTCCCGAATTCATCCACAGGCTTATAATTAGATGTAAAATGTTTTACCACCGGAAATTCAAACTTTCTATCATATGTACTATCATCCATTTCACCAACGGCGTAATTAGATGTAATGATTATTTTTGGGGATGTCTCGTAAGGAATGATAACTTTTGCCTTATTTTTTGCGTTTATTTCAATGCCCTCAGTAATTTGACTGAATAACTTTGTAAAGCGAAATGACTTTTCCACATCATCAATAAAGATGAGATTCGTATCCATTTGAACAGACTGCCAAAGGAACGAATCACTAAAATTCATAGTTTTTCCGTTTATGTAACTTGTTTTTCTGAATTCCTTTATAAATTTTATCATCACACCTTTACCGGATCGGCCCTGACTTTCGCCCTCAGATTCAGCAGAAACATCCTCCATTATTACTGTTGCTTTACTTATTAATGGATCTTTGTAGCGACTTAAATTGTAACCTATAATCTGTTCTAATTGCGTAACATCATCACCGCCAAGGATACCGATAAACCTTTCAGCATCGCAGCCGCTGTAATTAATAGGCTCAAAGCGTCTGTTTATGATGTTTTCTTCCCAAACCAAACCTTTTATCTCATTATACAAAACAGGCTCGCAATTCTCATTTGTTACCTTTACAGCGCAATTATTAAAGAAAAACCAAGTCTCATTTTTGCTATCTCTTACAAACTCCCTGTTTAAATTACCGATAAGGCCCTGCATAAGACCGCCGCTTTCTTTAAAAATGACAGGTACTTTCTCAATCATATCATCTAAGATATCCGGCTCCACTTCATTTAAAAAAGCTTTGATTAGATCAGATGTTTCAGCTATTCGCACTTTGTTGTTAATTACTTGAACTAATTGATTATCATAATAGTAATAACCTATAGATTCAAGCCATGCAGAAAGCTCGGTGTATTTAATTTTTAAACGGTGTTTTTCCTTTTTCCAAAATTGCCCTTCATCGGTTATATTTATCCCAATGCCCTGAGTTGCTAATTGCTTTTGTGCATTGTGGATATTGCCATCATGATAAAAGTGAGCGTAAATGCCAAATGGAGTATATCCTTTTCCTGCTTCAAGATCGCTTCCTGTTGAAAATAGATAAAGTATATTTGACTCTTTAAATATACTTCCTGAGTGGCGGGATGTTGCACCGGGTCTGCAAATAACTACCCTGTCATTTAACTCCATCACCACTTTCCAATTCCTTTCCGTTAACTGATCCTGTATATACCGCCAATCGTTTTGTGCGTTAAATACTTTCCAGGGACTATCCTCCCGAACGTAGTCTTTTTTTTTCACCTCATATACAGGTGACTGATCAAAAGACTTTACAACCGACATAAGCCATCCGCGTTCTTCAATGTCAAGCTTTGGCAGTTCGCATGGGTTTCCTTTAATGTAATAATATCCTGCGGATGGGGCCGTTTTGATGTATTGCTTATTCGTTTCATCAATACGTTCAACGACTGTTTCCGGATGTGGGCTTCCTGCAACCCTCGCCAAAACTGGATCTCCGCCTACCCTTTCGGCAAAGTATTCAATATGTGCGCCGCCTGTAGGTGTGCTGCATATTACAAGTTTATCGTAAAGTTCAGGCCATCCCTGCTCTATGGTGTTAAGAATCCGCTTTGTTATTCCTTTGCAGTTCTTTTCATCAATATCAATCACCTCCATGCCGCGTTGCAGCATTATCCCAATGTCGCAGTCACGATCAAAAAAGTAAGAGACATTGTGCAAATTAATTGGGTTTTTTACTACATCGTTAATACGCTTTATGTTTACCGTTGGCCGCTTTTCACCTTTCATCAGAGGGATAACATGATGTCCGCACTCAATCAATTCCTTTGCAGCAACAAAGCAGGCTTTATCAATAATTTCGCCCTGTTCAAGATAGTCGTAAATGTTCATAATATTGGTTCAATTTTATTTTTTGTTATTTTATAAAGCTTGTTTTGAATTAGATTTATATCTTTATTGTATTTGTTTTTTACAATAGCATATCTTGAGTAAAGTTTTCTACTTTCTAAAATACTGTTAGTATAATTACATTTAAAAAACTGACTTACTTCATGTTCAAAAAATAAAAATGATTCATCATCTTTTTCAAATGTTCCAATAAGATATTCTACTTTTTTATTTTCAAAACGATTACAATAAAGATATTCTCCAGTCATTTGAACTTTATAAGTTAAAACGCTTTGTTTTGTTATATCACTCATAAAATATTTTTTAATTCATTTAAACGATTTAAATAAGGAATATGTATATTATTTTTAAAATACGTATTACAATATGCTATATGAGATTGAACAAATTTTTTAACGTCACTTATGAAAGTGCATTGATTTAATTGAATACTTTTTGGAAGTTCATTTATATTAAAATAAATTTCCCCAGTATTAATATCAATAATTAAATTATCTTTTTGTGTAAACATCATGCTGAATATTTTTTAAAGATTGGAGTCACCTCCTTAATAAATTTGCTGTGTAGTTTTTCTTTAATGTAGAATTGAACTACTTTTTTCTTTTCGCCTTCCGGCTTTGGCTTTGCGCCACGTTTCTTTTTTTGTTCCATAAATATTTATTTTTGACAAAAGTAAAAATATTTTTTGTTTATTCAAAATTTAATTTATATTTGCATTACAAACTTAATCTTTAAGCTTATGTACACAATTAACAACAAACAACTAACTTTTTTAGATAGCCGCTTTTACATTACAGATGATGGCGGCTATGTT